GGCACATCAAAGAATTCGCAAAAATTCTTAAATGTTCACTGCGATCTATATCCTACGCCCGCGCTCAATTAATCGAAGAGGGTCGAATTCCTCCGTCTCGGAACTCCCCCCGCGATCTTAGGCGCAAGCTGCCACGGCCCGGCGAGGTAACACAGCCGCTAAAAATTGATGTTGTTCAATCAAAAGAATTGTTCGATATGATAAAAGTGGATACTTCACCGCTTCTTAACGTTATGGAACAGTCCTCGGACCCATTTGACGATGAAATGCGGCAAAAGATGCTCCGCGAAGTTAAATTAATTGCCTTTGACCCCGCGACACATCCTGATACTCGCTTGTCGGCTATTGCAACTTGGGCGAAATTAAGAGACTTAGAGCGAGCAAAAGACCTCGGACCTGGCCTTCCAATGACCGAGAAACAGGTTTTAGACAGACTTTCGCGGTTGATGTTAGGTGTCGGTGTCCCAATTGTCCTAAAAGCCCTCGAAATTGCTTTTCCCAAGGAAAAAATAAATGAGACTGAGCAAGTTGCGACTCTTAGTGGAGCTTCGGAAACTCTTAGTCCAGCCTGATACCCGAATTCTTAAGAGAAAATTAAAAAATCATTGTGGTAAAAGCACTTGGGAAGAGGAATTTATTGGAATTGAACGTCGAAAAGTTACTAAAATCATTATTTATTGCGATTTTCGCCGTGATGGGGTTGTTAATCTGGTTTTACATGAACTTTTACATGTTTATATGTCTATTTATCTTAAAATTAGCTCAATCATGACAATTGAATTAGAAGAAGCAGCAATTTTAGCGTGGGAAAGGTCGCTTTCAGAGTATCTTCACTCTCCTTCACGAGAAAAACTACTTGAATCATGGTCAAAATCCATTGAACGGAAACTATGATGGCAAAAGAACGGAATGAGGCACATTTAGTCGCAAGGCCAGCGGGCCACATTCTCTCAACTGACTGCTGGTGCGAACCCTCGCGAATGTACTGGAAAGTTAACCCCCACGGTCTGTCGGTTTTCGTTGTTGAACACACCGACGACACAGAATCACATCATAAAGTTATCCTAAAAGAAAGAGATTCCAAACAAGACTGGATCACGACACTTCTAGAAGCAATTGTGTATCACTCATAAAGGAAATTATGCCACTATCATCGACTTGCCGTAACTGCGGCTCCTCCAAGAGCTTAAAAGACTATGCTGAAAACTATTGCGACGCATGTACAACTGCTATCAAAGAGGCTAGAGAACATGCTATCCACGAAAATCTCGATGTTGGGGCGGCTACTCGGGCTGCTTTAGCTACTCGCGCCCATGATATTCATCGGAATCGGGTTAACCCGCAATATCCCATGACTAAGGGCGACTACTTCGCCGTCCCACCGGAGAAAAATGTCTAAGCCCCTTTTGATCCTATTACTTCCCCTTATGCTATTAGCAGGGGCCAGCGAGGCAACAGTGTACCACGTTTCTCCAACAGGGAATGATGTGGCATCTGGAACGACTCTGGCGACAGCTTGGCATTTTATTCAAAGAGCCTGTCACGTCGCGGCTCGGGGGGATACGACTTATATTCACGGGAGTGCCCCTGGGGTTTTAACGACATATTTAATTCGTCGTTCTGTCCCTGTTGGTGAGGTTCCCACAGCACCGATTAGTCCGTCTACTGATAGATTTGCCTCGGCACTAGCGACCCTTAACTCGGGAACGCAGACGCAGCCGATTGTGTTCAAGGTTTGGCCTGGAGACTCGGTTAATATAAAATATGATCCCGGTGAGACAGGGAGAGGTCCATTAGCTGGAGCTTATCTTAAAAATTACATTGTTTGGGACGGGTTTGTATTCACAGAGACGGTTGTGAATAATCAATCTGACACAGGTCCAATCGTTTGGGCAGGTGATAAGGGAGACTCCACAGGGGGTAATTTAATTCCACCGACTTATGTTAAAGGTGGTGCCCTCAAAAATTGTGATATTCGTGCGACACAAATTTTAGTCAATGATAATCATAATGCTCTTCGAATTGAATATGTAGATTCTCTTTACGTTGGCAATGATTTAATGAGAGGAATCGGTTCATATAATGGTTCTAGTGCTAATCATAATCATTGTATCATTATGACATATGCTATGATCCGATCTACTATCGAACATAATAATATTGGTTATGCGAACGCTGGAGTTTTTATCAAAGGCGGGCCACAGAATAATGACACGAATATAGTCAGATTTAATGATATTCATCATTGTAAAGAATCTGTTCGTCTTTCTTTTGCAATGAATCAGAATATTTATCAAAATATTATCCACGACGGATTCGACTGGAGTGGAAGCGGTCCCACCGAGGTATTCGGTTTCGCAGTTGCGGAAGAATGTCTAGGCGGTGGTGGAGCTTGTGTTGGTAGTTTTTTGAATCCTACTCCGGGTATGGTCGCGAATCGTAATTATTACAATAATTTGATCTACAATGTCTATGAAGCCATCAACATGCCGGGATTTGACGATAGGATCACTGGAACTGGCATGGACTTCAGGAATAACATTATATATACCTCTGGGCGATTATTCGGTTTGGGGGGCTTCCACGCACCAAATAATGAAACAATGCTAAATGATATTTCCTCCTCAAATTATAATTGCTTCTTCCCCGATGGAACATTCCGTTACTTAGGGGCCAATCTGACATTAGTTAACTGGCGTTCACAGACAGGACTAGATGCTAATTCCCTCGCCCAAGACCCACAAATGGTCAATCCAGCGGCGGGAGATTATCATCTTAAGATAACCTCGCCGTGCCTGACAGTTGCTCCAGATTGGGGCGATCTCGACGGAGACTCGAACACCTCTGAGTTAATCAATATTGGCCCGTATCAAACGGGGAATGAGATTATCGGAATTGTTCCTACAAGCTCAGTGATTGTCAATCCAACTAATTCGTACTTTGTCCCTCAAGCTGGCACGACTCTCAGTCCAATTGAAGGACCTAGCGCAATTGCTTTCGCGACAACTTGTCCAAATAACGATCTATTAGCGAATAACGCAAGAATCAAAATTGTCCTCCGAAATTCTTCAAATGCCCCGTTAGTTGGGGTCGCAGCGGCGGATATCTACGCTTCCCTCAACGGTGGACCTGTTTCCCAGGGATTCAACGGCAGCGGTGATGATACCTTAATGGCTAGCTCAGCCTGGCAACCTCTCGCAGGTTGTCCAAATACTCGTAGGATAATTGCTGACGCAGCGACGGACGCAGCGGGAGTTACGTATATTACGTGGAAAGGCTCTACTCCCGGTCAACCCGGGGTTGCGACGCGAGATAGGAATAGGAAATGGGGACTATTCGCTGGAGATATACCTGTATATGCTCTTGGTATTCAACTTCAGGGCCGAATTACTTCAGCATCGCCAAATGGGACATATACAGCCCACGTTAAGAATGTAGATGTTTTTGACCCTGAGACTCTGAATCAGGGCGAAACTGTTAATGCTTTCGATTTTAATATTGTGAATGCTAATTTTAGCGCATCTCATGCTTATCGTTATGATCTTGATTTTAATAACAATGGTGTTGTGGATATCAATGATTTGAATCTTCTCAAAGTTCACATGCGACACACTTGTAATTACCCGAATGCGAATTAAATGAAGCGAATTAAATGGGATTCCAGAGCGGAAAAAGATATTTGGCGAGCAATTTGTGCCCCAAATAAATGGTTCAACGAGAAGGATCAAGTTTCCACACATCCGAGGTCGCTTTGGTGGTTTGTCCATCTAGCCTGGGGCGCGGAGTGGTACTTTCAAAAACACCCTGAACAACCCCGCTGGCTTGTAGAGCATATTCACGGGCCTTACATAAGCTGGCTCCAGGCTCATTTGTTAAAATGGAAATCAGACTGTCTTAAAGGTGGAACAGACCGTTATTATATTGCGAGTGTGCTCCCGCGAGGTTTCGGTAAGACTGTAATTGCCACGAAATCGGCCATGTTGTGGATGCATCTTGACGAGCCTGATATGTCGTCACTGGTTGCCTCGGCGACGCTGGCACTATCTCAAGACATTTACAATGCGATTCGTTCTGTTCTCTCCGGGGACGATGATGATGCGTGGTTCTCGTGGTTATATGGTGACTGGAAGTCGGGGGCAAAAATTTGGACTGATACCTACCTCCATCATGCTTTTCGGAAATCCAAAAACCTCTCAGAGCCATCTATCGACACAACTGCTGTCGGAATTGGAATGACGGGTTATCACCATCGCGCCCATAATTGGGACGACCCGATTACGATTAATAAACTTCGTGAAGGTAGTGAAGCTTACTCACGGTCAGTTCATGCGGCTGTTAATGCTTCGTATAACGCTCTCCAGACGAATGGTCTGATGATGCTTACACTTACTCGTTATTTCGATGATGATGTGGCCGGGAGACACTTTCGCGAGGAAGGAATTAAAAGCTGGACCGGGATGCCATGCCCGAATATGGCGATGTTTGAGAAGGTTCCGCTTGGAAAAGGGGTCTGGCATGTCTATTTTCTCCAGACTGAAGATGAACTGACAGGGGAACCAACACACCCCCTACTTTGGGATCGTGCGAAAATTATTGAAGCTAAAAGACGTGACCCTGAAGACTTCTCCTGTCAGCAACAAAATAACCCCGGAACATCTGAACGAGCACCTTTACTCGAATCTCAAATTCGTGACCTGTTTGTAGACTATGATGAATTTCTCTTCAAAACCCCGATTGAGTACGCGACAGTTCATATTGATACGGCCTTCAAGGCCATTACGACCATTCGCACTGGTGATGATAGTGCTATCGTTGTGTGGCTCCACGATGCTCGTAGAAATGGGATAATCTATCTCGATACCGATCTCCTCCAAGCCTCCAACGAATGGCGAGAAGAGCAATTCAACGAACAACTCGTTCGGACACTGCTCACCTTACGTCGCCGTGCTACCTACGTTAAGAAACTCACGGACGAAAGAGAGATGGGGGGCAAATTCGGCGTATATCGTAATAGATTACTCTCAATATTACAAGGCGCTGGCCTCGCACTTGGGACCAATCAATTCATCCAACTTAACCGTACACAAGGCAAAGATACGCGTATCCGAACCTCTATCGGTTATTGGGTTGAGGGATACGTTAGAATATTGCTTCACCGCGATCAACAGGGTCAGTGGATTATCCCGGCGCTTGTCCGTAAGTTCTTTAATCAAATTCTGCGACTTGATGCTGTGCAACACAAGGATATGGCTGATGCTGCTGCTGATGTGTTTACCCCTGGAATTTGGGTTCGGCCGCAAATCATGGGAAACATTTCAGAAGACGGTACTGATCCCTGGCAACCTGCTGATGAGTTCTTCAAATCTCTCGGAAGACGCATGACAACGACTGAATTATATAGAATGATGGACCAAGAGAACGAAGAAATACAAAATACACAGGGACCCACTCATGGTTGGACTGTCGAAGATTACGATGATCTACCACGGGACCCAATCTAAGAAAGACTTTATGAGAATTCTTGCATTTGATCTTGAAACACGACTCTCAACTTCTGATCTCTGCCCCAACGATGAACAAGAAGGTTGGGCTGCTTTAAGACGTGGTGATGGTGGAATCTCCGCATTAGTAATTTGGGATTACAAAGAGGATTGGACGTATATTTATGATGATAAATCAATCCTAGCTGCCGTGAAACACCTTGAGGCTGCTGACTGTGTAGTTGGTTTTTATTCTGAGAAATTTGATATTCCTGTGATCGAAGGAGTCTTCGGCCGGAAATTAGCTTTAAAACACCACTATGATATTTATTCGGAAATTAGTCGAGCCAACGCGCAGCGAGGGATCATAGGGAGAAAAGGAGAATTTAAACTTGACACCATTTGTAAACGAATTTTCGGTTATGGTAAGAACGGTCACGGCGCTACCATAAGTAATTTAATGAAAGAACATCGTTACGCGGAATTATTTAATTATTGTGCTCACGATGTGAAATTAACCAAAGACCTTTTTGAATATATTTGTAAACATAATGGAATAATTCCAAGTATAAATAATACCCAATTAACAATTGGAATCCCAGATTGGATACGAGATGAAATAAACGGAGATAAATGCTCACTGATCAGTCCCACTCAAATATAAGACTGGAAAAAGCGCCTCCTGGTGCGGCTTATCGTGACCAGATAATTGACATTGTTAACTCACGAAAAAAATTATCTGAGTCACAGTACGTTGGTGTTCGTTCCACATGGCCCCGTCTCTATGATTTATGGCGCGGAACTTGGACTGGTCGATTTCATCCCCACAAGAATAATGTTCACATCCCATTAATTTTCTCTGCTATTTGGGCCGACGCTGCACGAAAAGCTGCCACTTCACTCAATATGTGGCCAATTGTGACTTTTCTCGGTTACGGCCCTGACGATATCTCAATAGCTCGCAAGCGTGAGGCTCTGATATCAGCGCAGATGAAAGACGATGATGCGTTTCTAAAACAAACAGACTTCATTGTCAGTGCTGATCTTTACGGGACCGCAGTTTTTCAAATTGGCTGGAAACGTAAAAGAGAGATGCGAATTATTGAATTTCTTGACAAAGCTCCTATTTCAGGCCGAACGATTAAATCTCTCAAGAAAGGCACCCTCACTACGTTCGACGGGCCTATTTCGGAGCAAATTGATCTTCTAGACTTCTTCCCACAACCTAATGTCAAAAAACTTCAGGATATGAAGTGGGTCGTTAGGCGTTATTTCCTCGATCTAGACGATGTTCGTTACCTCGCAAGCGAGGGAGCCTTCAGCCAATCTGAAGTGAGACGGTTAGAGACAGAAGGTGGAGTTAATTCGAGGACTGCTGAGACGCAATCAATGATTCGCCGGTTCGCAGTTCGGGCGGGAATGGACGATGAGTCTGTCCGTTATATGGACAAGTACGCTCGTCCAATTGAGATTCTTGAATATTGGGGTGAAATCCCCTCAGAACTCTCACCAGACGGTGTTCTCAAGCGTGTAATTACTGTCGGAAATGGTCGCTATCTTTTCCGCAACAATCCCAATCCCTTCTGGCACGGACGAATTCCTTTTATAAGTTTTTCGCCGACGCCGGACCCCCATTATTTTTATGCACCCGGAAAAGCGGAAATTGTCGAGAAACTTCAGTTAGTTGGCAATCGTTATCTCAATCAGTCTCTTGATGCGGCTGACCTTCTCATTGATCCTATGTGGTTCTACGACCGGGGAGCGAACTTAAATACTAAGAATTTCTACGCTAAACCTGGGCGAATGATCGGCGGTGATGGAAATCCGCAACAGTTTGTCGCTCCAATGCAGTCTGAGTTACACGGATTGACAGTCGCGGATGCAAAAATCGCTCAAATCCGCGAGTTTACTCAGATGGGCACCGGAATTGTTGATGATTCCGTCGCGGGACTTCAAGGTCCGGATAGACAAACTGCCCGAGAATTCATCGGCCGTCGCGAGGCAGCAGGGACTCGTTTGCTCCTAGAGTCTCGAATTTACGAGGAAACTTGTCTTGAGCCTCTTGCGAATCTATTTGTCGCGCTCGATAAGCAATTCTTAGAAATGCCCGTCGAGGTTCTTATTCTCGGCGACGCTGCACAATTCGATCCTGTTACTCTGGAACCGATCCCCGGTTCTCGTGAGACACTCGACGAATTTGATATGGTGCCTAATTATGCTGCGAGAGCAGTAGGGGCCACATCGGCTTTATCTAAGGGGATGAAGCAGGACAAACTTCTGCAGCTTCTCCAGGCGCTTAATTCCCCTGTTGGCCAAATGGCGATGGCACAAATTAACGCAGTTAACTTCTTCCGTGGAATCTTCAGAGAATTCGAAGTTCCTAACCTGAATGAGATATTTGTTAAGAATCCACAACTTAATCAAATGGCTCAAAACGCGGGTGGAGAACAAGGACTTGGTGGCGTCCCGACTTCGGGTCAGATCGCTATGGGTCAAGCGTTACCGCAAATGCAAGGGACTGGTGGAGCAACGCAAGATATTAAGAACATGCTCCCGGCAGGCAATAGTTAATGAATTTTAAACATATTTTTGATGTTGGACAACTTGAAGATGAGCAGATAGGACACCTTCAGTTTGTCCTAAACTCCCCTAGTTACGTCGATGTTTTCAAACCCCATCTTCAACAGATGCGGAATAGTATGAATATACGATTACTTGATCCCTCAGAAACACGGAAAAATGAATATCCAGATGATTTTCTAAGAGGCGGAATCGTAATCATCGACGGATTACTAGCTCTATTCGAACGATTAATTCATGAAACAGATATGGAGCGAATCGCACGATCACAAATTACGAACGTCGATGCTCTCTATGAACAAAAACGTCAAATGGGGCTAGTCAGACCCGTGACAGGAATAGTTGAAGAGACTTATGATCCTGCAGAAGATTATTAAATGAAACGAAAAAATCCAACAGATAAAATACATAAAGTTATGACTGAATTTAAAGAGGGGGTACTACATAGTGGTTCTAAGCGAGGACCGAAAGTTAAAAATCGTAAACAAGCCATCGCTATTGCCTTAAGTGAACAGCGTAGAGCGAAATAACACGGAGGGATAACGATGCATTATGCAAAAGAATCAAAGGAGTAAGAATCAAGATATTGAACACATTGTACGCAAAGTAGTTCACGAAGCAGCGTGGTACATCCACGACAAACTAAACTATCTGATTCAGATAGGAGAAACACAAATGGCACTTATTGATGATCTCGTAGCAGACGTTGAAGCACAAACGACAGTTGTTGGTTCCGTAAAGGCGTTGTTAGAGCAACTTAAAGCAATGCTCGACGCCGCAGGAACTGATCCTGTGAAGCTTCAGGCAGTTAAAGATACAATTGCTAAAAACACAACTGATCTCTCGGATGCGGTTATTGCCAACACACCGGCTGCACCGCCTGAGCCGCCTGTTGTGTAATGTGGTAGGGGCCTAGAGAAATCTAGGTCCCACCCCCTCTTTTTAAATTTGCAGAGGAGTGGAACGGAGTACCATGCGAGGCTCATAACCTCTGCGATAGTGGGTTCGACTCCCACCGCTGCAACGTTTTAACAACCTTAAGTAGACAACCTATAAAGGAACAAATGGACCCAAGATCGCAAACACAAGCAGAAACCGCACTCCGTCAAAGAATTGCTGAGGAAATCGTTGAGCCAGAACTCATGAAAAATCTTGAGCAAATGGACAACATGCCTCAATCGGATTGGGGACTGCAGCCAGAATCGCCGGACAACCCTGCGCCCGAGGCAACAGAAGAAGTAGAAACTCCTAAGACTACGCCGGACAACCCGCCAGCAGAGACTACTCAAACTACAGACCCATTCACTGCTTTCGATTGGGAGGCTTTAAAAGATTCCAACGGTCTTATCGCTGGAAAATATAAAACTCCAGCGGATGCAGTTAAGGGTGCTGGTCATGTAGTAAATATGGCGAAAGCAGCTTTTAATGAAAACGATCAATTAAAACAAGAAATTGCTCGTCTTAAATCAATCTCTGCCTCGCCGACCCCGCCACCTGTGGTTGAATTACGACAACCGGAAAATAAACCTACTGAGTTAGATGCGGTTTTAGCAAGAATTGTACAGGAAGGAGGGACTATTGATGAAACTAATATGCCCGAACTTCGTGCTGCAATTGTCGCACAATCAAAAACAATAGCAACTTCAACAGTCGAGGAATTTCTTGCTGCCCGTGAAAAACAACTTTCGGACAACAACCAAGCCTGGGCTGAAGTTGACAATCACATGCGCCAGAATCATCCTGATTCTCTTAAATTCACTGAGGAAATTGGACTATTCTCAAAGACTGATCCGCTTTATGGACCAGCCGTGAGTGCTCTAATCGCCAAAAATGAATTAGTGAAAGCTGCTGAACTCGCTTGGAGAGGTTTCCGAGAAGCTCAAGCATATCAAGCTACGACGGCGAAGAAAGCTGATGATGAGAAGAAAGAAATCCAACTCTCCGCAGCGGACCAAGTTCGTAAAGAAGCTGTAGAAAAAGCTCGCCAAGATGCTGGAGTAATCCAGACGATGGCTGGTGGAGTTCATGAAACTCCTCCCGAGCAACTAGATTCCGAAGCCGAGTTAGATGCTGCAGCAGCACTGATGAGAAATACAGGAGATGGTTCTAAGTGGCGGGCCATGACCATAGGGAAAACCCTATCA